AAATAAATTAAAAAAAAGGGGCTGACAAGTTCAGCCCCAACTGATATACTAAGTGCATAAGATAATAGGAGGAAAACAACATGTTAGTAACAAAGAAAAAGCATGATTTATTGATTAAGAACTACAATGAGTTAGTAGATGATAGGGACACTTGGAAAGAAGCTTACAATAAAAGCCAATCAAACAACATTAAGTTAGAACAATGGATTAACAGACTTGAAAAAGAACTTGACAAAGCAGATGATGAAGTATTTGACCTAGAACTTGAACGTGACACATATAAGGAAAAATACGAAGAGTGTTGGCAAAAGTTTATCAAAACACTTGGAGAGCTAAACAGAACTGACGAAGTTGTTTTAGAATATGAAAAACGAATTAATGAATTGGAGGAGCAGTAAAATGAAATACACAGAAAACGACATTAAAGTAGGAACAAAAATGACTTGTATAGACAACAATGACACCACTTGGTGGACAAACGGTAAAATTTATGAAGTTAAAAAAAGTAAATTACCAACAAGTGGTCTTTGCATTATTGATGACCAAGATTCAGAAAGGTATTTAGAAGGTATTTTAGCTAGATTAAACAATGGTAGTACAGGTGTTCAATTTGAAATTATTGAGGAGGAAGAAGAAATGCAATACACAGAAAAAGACTTAAAAGAGGGTACTAAATTACGTTGCACACACTCAAAACCAGCACATTGGACTGTAGGAAAGGTATATGAAGTATCATCAGGCAACATTGGTGAGTTATCAATCACAGACAATGACGGAAGTCCAGCATTCAAAAATTACATGCTAGACTGTTTAAACGGTAACCACAACCCAGTATCATTTGAAATTGTAGAGGAGGAAAAAGAAATGAAAAAATATGCTAAAATTACAAAATATTTTGGGCGGTTTAATACTGACAAAAGAAACGGTTTAGAAATTGGCAAAGAATATGAAATTGTAAGATTTAATGGTGTTTCCGAAGATTGTTGGATTTATTTAAACGATAAAAGACCAGAGTATTACATTTCAAGAATCCAATACAAATTAGTAGAAAAAGAATTACCTACCTTGAAAGCAAATGTGAATGTAGACACTTTAGAAGTGATTGAAGCTAAAATTGAACAGCTAGCAAACGAAGAAACAAACCTGTACAACAAAAGAATGCGTATCAAAGAACAAGAAGAATCATTGCGTGAAAAACGAATGAAATTAAAAGAAGCTAAAAAAGCACTTGAATTTTTAAAAAAACAAAATTATTTATAAGATAACTAAGGAGGAAAAATAAATGAAATACATGGTGACAACATTTATAGGACAGTTAACAAAGTATCGTTTATTTGAATCATATGATGAAGCGGTCATTTATCATTATAGAGAAGTGGATAACATTTACTTTGATAATGAAGTACGTGAAGTTGAAATAGAAGTCATTAGGACATATGGCGGACGAATCTTAGAAACAAGGCTTACTGAATGGGTAGAAGGTGAAACACCAATACTACAACCAATTGGCTCTGTGACAATCAAAGAATGGGAGGAATTATAAAATGGCAGTATTAGGATTAGTAGTTGCAACTATTGGAATTTGGGGTACTTATTCAATTATCAAGTATATTGAAGATTAGGAGGAACTATATAATGAATGAAAAAACTACTTATTATATCCAGTTAACAAATGATGACTACTTCATTTTTGAAACAGAAGAACCAGTATTGGTTATGTATGAGAGAGCAGTTGAAAGAAACGAACCACTATTGAAGTTAGAAACACCGCAACTAATTGAAACAGATGATGCAAAGATTAACGCATTTGTAACCATTCCAGTTGATTCTATTCTATATGTATTGGAGGAAGTAAAATGTTAGATGTAGGGACTTTTTGGAAAATGCCAGATAATTCATGGTATATTATGGTAATGTCAAACACAAACGGTTACATGAGTATTATTGCGCTTGAAACATGGAGTATGGAGTTTATGTACACAAAAGTAGTGCCAAGCGATTTAATAAATTTTGTACCAAGTGACGATTTAAAAATGAACATGAAGATTATTGATGAGGTGGCTAAACAATGAGTGATTCAGTGAAAGTGATTGGCTCAATATGGGCTTCAACTGACGGTCTAAATATTTACAGAATTGACAAGATAGACACACGTGGTTATTTTATCACATTATTAGACAATGAAATACACATGGTTTCTAAAGCATGGATACACAAGCAAGCTACAATGTGTGACATGAAAGCAACTAAAGCACAGAAACAACAATTTGAGGAGGAAACAAAATGAGTATATTTGAAGCATTTATGATGGCATGTATCATAGTAGGTATATTAATATCATTTGGTCTAATACTATTTTGTATTATAATGATTTTATCTTTAATGAAACCAATTGGTTGGGTGGTAATAGGTGTAATCACACTAGTAACTTTATTACTATGGGTTGGTATATACCAATACGACAAACATTTTTAAAATTAAATATGCTATGATAAGGGAGAAAGTTAAATAAAACAGTTGACTTTCTCTTTTTTAGATGGTATATTAATGTCATAAGATATTAGGAGGAATAAAAATGGTAAATGAATTACAAAAAGTTGAATATGACCAACCAGTTGAATTAAGCTTTATCAGCACGCTTGAAAAGACTTTGACACCAAGCAAGCAATATATCAAGGCATTGTCAGAATATGAGAAGGACCACAAAGAGTGGGAAGTTGACTTCAAAAATGGTGATGCGGCTAAGAATGCAGAGCCACAACGACCAGAACCAAGCTATGATGGATTAAATGCAGAAGCTTTGGCTGTTCACATGGCTAAGGTATTACCAGTGCATGCCAGCTCTACAATTGGTTTACCAGTGGTTTATAATCATGACACAAAAATCTATGAGGTGTCAGAGGATAATTTAGAAGCTCGTTTATGGCAAAAGCTTTATAATGAGTTCATGATGGTATACACACCACACTATGCAGAAAATGCAAAGGTTGCTAACCAATTTAGAAACGCAGTCCAAAGAATGGCAAAAAATGCACTTGCTTCTGGTGCTAACTTACCATTTAATGACAAAATGGACCCAAACAAAATAGCCTTTAAAAATGGCACATATCGCTTTAAAGAGGACACATTAAAGCCAACTGTGAAAGAGGACTACCAAACAACAAGAATTGAATATGATTATATTGAGAACCCTAAGCACAATATCGTTGCTGAATGGATTGAGTATATTTTAGAAGAGGACGCAAAAACACTTTTCCAATTGATTGGACGTATTTTCTACCGCAACCAAGACCCACAAGCAATGGTATTCGCAACTGGTGAAGGTAGTAACGGTAAATCTCACGTTATGGCATTTATTGAGGAACTAGTAGGAAAATCAAATACAAGTCATGCAACACTAGCTAGCTTGTCAGGTAATAATGACAAATTCGCAAGCTCTCAATTATTTGGTAAAATGGTGAATATTGAAACAGATATGCCAGCACAGCATATTAAACAAACAGGTACACTGAAAACATTATCAGGTAATGACGTTATGAGTGCAGAGTACAAAGGTATTAACAAGTTCACATTTACGAACTACGCACTAATGATTTTCACAACTAATAACATGCCTACGTTTTCAGACACCTCACATGGTTTTTTGCGCCGTATTATCACATTACCATTTAACAAGACTATGGGAAGAGATAACCCAACAGATTCAATGTGGCTGGAACGTTCAAAGAATTTCACATATGAAGAAAAATCAGAGTTTATCAGCTACTGTTTACAACAATATAGAAATGTACTATTTGGACTAAATGGAGAAACCAAAGGACACTTCTGGACCAGTGATAATGCAAATAAATTGCGTGATGCCTTTATCCAAGGAAATGACACAATGGCAAACTTTATTGACATGAACGAAATTGAGTTCGTGGAAGATGAAAACTCATTTATCCCAACAAACGAATTATTAGAAGCATATAACGATATGTTAGTTAATGAAGGACTAATGACCGTTTCAGCTCGCAAGTTTGTGCCAGAACTACAACGTAAATCGCAGAATATTGTATTAAACAGAGTTAAAAAACGAGTTAACGGAAAACCACAGTATGTGTTAACCAATATTAAATGGGCTAACAACTTTAATGAAACAGATAATATTTTTTAAAAATAATTTAAAGAAAGTTGACTAAAACAGTTGACTTTCTTTTTTTCGCATGGTATACTTAGTTCATAAGTTAAGAGGAGGAAACAAACATGAAACCATATTACGTAGAACTAGAAAACACAATTGAGGAATTAGAAGAATTATTTGTTAAAAGATACATGGAACTAATGGAATGTGACAGAGAATGGGCTATGGAAGTTCAAAAAATGGAATGCAACGCACCACACACAAAGAAAGATGTGGAATTGATTTTAAAACAAATGTGTTCATTATGTGGGGTTGATTACACATGTTAAGCACAAAAGAAGAACTACTAGATAAACACTATCTAGTAGTTCTAAAATATCTAGTATCTGAATTAAAGAAAGTAGACAAGAAAAGAGATAACGCAACCAAGAAACTGATGGAGATGAACGAAAGAGAAAATATGCAATCACACACAACACAAAGGTACTGGAAAACAGTAGCTAATATTGAATTTTATGAAAAGGAAGTTCGTAACCTGGTTTCAGAAGTAAATTCAATTATTGATATTTATGACATTAAAAATAAAATGCACCAAGATCGATTTTATTTTATAAAAAGTGTTGACAAACTTCTAAAAGTTTGATATACTCAATTCATAAGTTAAGGGAGGAATTAAACAATGATAACTAAAGAAAATTACGAAAACGCATTACAAAAATTAAACGAAAGATTTGACAAATTAAAAGCTGAAATGATTGAAGCATACGAGAAAGGAGATAACGAAAAAGGACATAGATTAAACGACAGACTAGAAAGCATCTTAGATGTGATTTTACGAGCTGAAAAGGTCTTAGATAAACTTAAATAAAATAAAAAAAAGGGGCTGAACTTGTCAGCCCCAACTGATATACTAAGTATATAAGATAAAGGGAGGATATGAGATGGACTTTAAAATTGGAACAGTAAAGAAAACACAAGGACAAGTAAAGAAACACGCTTCACAGTTTACACACAAGGAAGTTGAACAAGTATATAATGCTAGAGAGCGTGTAAAAGACTTGTGGTTAAAGCGTGGTATCAAGATTGGTTTTCACTTACAAGATAAAATAAGAAATGGTGAAACTAAATTTTCATATGAAATGACAATGAAAACTATGTTAAATAGTACAATTGTAGAGTACAACGAAACAGGCGCAGACAAGCGCATTTTACTACGTTCACACTATTCAAAAAACAAAGAAGTACAGTGTATTGTTGTGTCACTATTAACTGGTAAAGTAATTACAAGCTACCTAAACAAAGTAGATGATGTTCACAAGACACTTGACCCAAGAAGATATGACAAAAATTTAAAAATTAATTTACCAAAACACTTGACAAAATAAAACGGACATGGTAATATAAGTTCATAAGATAAAAACAAATAGGAGGAAACAAAAAATGACATTCACATTAGTATTAGCAATCGTAGCATTAGTAGGAACATTAACAGTAGGAATTGCGGAGGTGTACAAATAATGAAAAACGTTAGTAGTATTGGAACAATGCTCATGATTATAGCAAGTGTTGGTATTGGTAGTGTTGTTGGAACACTTAATACTGAAAGAAATGCACAAGTTAAAATCAACAAGATGGACGAAGAGGTAAGTCTATACAAAGGCTTGAACGACCGTCAACAAGATATTATTTTGAAGTATAAGCAAGTATCAGGAATTGAGGTATCAAGTATCACTCAATCATTAGATAATGAACAATTAATTAACGAATTAGAAAAACGAATTAACAAATTGGAGGATAAATAAAATGAGTAAAAACATGAATATTTTAGTAGCAATTTTAGTAGGTGCGTTAGTGGCGATTTTTACAATAGTATTTACAGGTTCAACGGATTCAGTTGGTCCAACATTAGGTTCAACATTTTCACTAGTATTTTTAATTTTAATGTTCAGTGACGACGATAAGGAGGATAACTAAAATGAATTTATTACAAGCGTATGAAGTGGTTGACAGTCATTTTTTAGTAGTGAAAGAATCAAATGGTATGACTGCATTAGTAATTGACACAACAAGCGACAAGTCAGTAGCACGATTATTTAATAAGTATAGTGAGTTGACAAAAGTATTGAATATCAGTTACAATGAATCATGGGGTGGAATTGAATTAGTAATTGGAGAGGAAGAATAAAAAATGAAAACAGAACGCATACAAGCAATTGACACATTATTAACGGATATGGAAACCAAGTTAAATGAAAAAGGTGTAACAGATAAGGAGTTGGAAAAATACGCATTATATTCTACATTAGGATTATTAGGAATGATGGAGCAAAAAGGACATACAGTACCAGAAGCAATTGTAAAACTAACAGATGTTGCACAAGGTATGTCTAAAAAAGGTGGTTCAAACTATGGGAAAGGAATCTAAATTCAGTAGAAAAGTTGTAGACTATTTGGAAGCTAAAGGTGCATTAGTAAATGTTAACACAGCAACCATATATGACCGTGTTGGACGTGCGGACGTTGAAGCCTGTTACTTAGGCTATTATATCGCTTTAGAGCTTAAAACCGGGAACTACCAGCCAGACCCATTACAGATTAGATATTTACAAGAGGTTAGACATGTTGGTGGATATGGTTTACTATTACGAGATACGCTTGACGATTTAGAGGACCTATTACTTCACATAGACCAGACAGAAAACTGTGTAGAATATACTTTCACATATGAGCAACCAGAATTACCAGATATTGCAGATGACAAGTTGGAGGTGTGGTACGATTGAAAATAGGAAAAATTGAATTATTACCAACCCAAATTGAAGGTATTAAACAGTGGAGAGAAAAGCCATTTGATTTATCAGACGCTGGAACAGGGAAGACATTCACCGCCTTAGGTGCCTACCTGCAAAGTGGCTGTAGTAAGCTATTAGTTATCTGTTTAGCCCCAAAAGTCAGTGACTTTGCAGAAGATGCTGCATTGATGGATATTGATATTACACCATTGAATTTAGGAACAAAGAAAAATAAAGAGTTATTAGCTGAATCAAATAAGGTAGCAATCAGTTTTGAATCTGTTTGGAGAATCACTGAATTATTGAAGTGGGTTGATGAAGATACTTTCATAATTGTGGATGAAGCACATAAAGTGGGTGTAACCAGTTCTAAGGTTACCAAGTTTGTAATGAAATTGACAAAGAAAACAAAATACGTTAGATTATTAACAGCAACCCCAGTGAGTAACGAAAAACTTGAAAATTATTATCCATTATTATTTATGCTTAATGTTTTTAGAAAGCCTAAAAAAGAATTTGAAGAACTATTTGTTATTAAGCAAATGCGCCAAATGGGTTCAATGCGCTTCATGCAAATTGTTGGTTATCAGAACGAGCATCTATTAAATGATATGATTAATAGTGTTGCGGTACGTTTCACACGTGATAAAGACTATTTCCCAGAAAATTATGTATTAAAGACTAAAAAGCCAGCAATGTACGCTAAATTAAAAAAGAACCGCATGTACAACGCTGATAACGGTGAAGTGATTGAATTAGATAATAGTAGTAAACTATTTAACGCAATGCGCTGTGTGTCACATGGTTTCTTATTAGGAATCAATAAACAGGTAAGCAAAGAACCATTTGAACGACTGAACCAGATTCTTGAAACACACAATGACGAACGAATAGTTATATTTTATAATTACAATGTAGAACTTGAAATGTTGAAACAAGTATTAGACAAGTTAAAACGTCCATATAGTCAATATAATGGCGCTAGCAAAGACTTAAAAGCATTTAAAGGTAAAGACAACGGTGTTGTGTTAGCACACTACAAATCCGCTTCTACAGGTATTAATGACTTTGTTATTGCTAATGTGACAATTTACAATTCAATGCCTTTAGAATCAATCAACTATGAACAATCAAAGGCACGCACAGACCGTTATGGTCAAACTAAGAAACCACTTTATTATCACATTGTACCTGAAACACCAACGGAAAAAAAGATTTTTGAAACAGTTACAAATGGTCAAGACTTTACTAATGAAATGATGGAGGATATATTAAAATGAATGAATTAAAAGAAGTAACAGTGAACTTTATGGCTGGTAAAGATAATAGAAATATCTTATTTACCAATGTTAAACGTGTAAATATCACACAACGTTTTTTAGAAGTTAGTTTTGGTGATTCAGAAACATTCACCTTAAAATTAGAAAATTTAGTATTTTATTCAATTAAATAGTTGACAACTACTATATCCTATGATATAGTAGGTACATAAGACAAGAGGAGGAATTAAAATGTATATTGTAAATATTATTGATTTTGAAGCTAGAACACTAGCTTACCAATCAGAGGTTTTCACTACCAAAGAGTTAGCAGAAAATTATATGGAGGAAGTGATGGAGAATATACATGGACTTGATGTGCTTATTATTGAAGTAAATAGTTATAATTTAGAAACAGCTAAGATTGTAGCATGTTCATAGGAGGAAACAATATGGAACTATTAAGACTTAAAAAGAATGGCAAATCACCGTTAGTTGCTGGTTCATTTAATGGTGAAGATAAAGTAGAAGTAAAGAAGTGGGTTGCAGAAGGTGGTAACTATGGTATTTTAACTGGTAAGTTATCAGGTATTGCAGTAATTGATATTGACACTCATAATGGTGTTAGTGGTGCTGATAACCTCAAAGAGTTTTGCGAAAAGTATGATATTGAGTTACCAGACACTAAAACAGTTATGACACCAAGTGGAGGGCTTCATCTGTATTACAACCTACCTGAAAAATATAATGATGTGCAATTCATTCAGAACCACAAGGAAGTTGAAGGTGTTGACTTCCAAACACATGGACGCTACATTGTTGGGTGGGGTTCAACTATTGATGGTGTAAAATATGAAGTTATTGACAATTCACCAATTGCAGACCTACCTGTAAAATGGTTTGATATTTTCACAGATAAAACAATTCAAAAGCAAAACAAAAAACGTGAACGCAAATGGACTGCAAACCTGTTAGGTGATATTATCGCTGGAAGTGATGAAGGAGGACGAAACAACTGGATAACGCAAATGATTGGCAAATTGTTCGCTACAGGCTTAGAACATGAAGAAGTATGGGTATGGTCACAATATGTAAACCAAATTGGGTGCAACCCACCACTTGATGGAACAGAGTTGAAACGCACCTATGATTCAGTTAAAAAACGAGAAGAACGGAGAATGGCAAAAGATGAATAACGCTCATATGTTTAGAAAATTGTTCCCAAATGGTTGGCTTATTGATGTAAAGCACAATCCAAATGGGTTTGGTGATATGTATAGTACAAATTATAACTATTCAGTAATGATGCAACATGTACCAAGTGGATTTGTTAGATTTGAAAATATTGAAACGGCGCAAGAAGTTTTTCAACTTATCGCAAAATATGCAAAATAAAAAAAAGCCAACTCATACGAGTTAGCCTAAGATAGCCTAGGGTAGGAGGAAGTACCCTTGCTATAAATATATTATATCATAAAATAAAAGTTTTGTGTTGACAAATAAACGTCAATATGATACAATTATAATTATAAAACATTAGGAGGAATTAATTATGAAATTACAAGATGGAATGGTAGTAAAACGCAAAGACAACGGTTTAAAAGGTGTAGCACATAAACTTCAAGGTGGTATGTGGAAAGTCAAATATCATGACGGAACACACACATATACTACAGAGAGTGCTTTTAAAAACCATTTTGTTATTCCTGAATTAGAAGTTAATTTTGAAGATTCAAAATGTGATGGTGTTGAAGCTGAACAAGAAGTAAACATGACCTATGATGAATACTTAAACCAGTCAGATGATGTTGTTACAAAACATTTAGAAAAGGAAGCTCATAAAACAATGGAATTGTTATTTGAAGAATATGAACCAACTAATGATTCAAAATGTGATGGTGTTGAACCTGATGTAGAAGTTTATTTTGAATCAGATTTGATTGACAATCAAATTCATTACACAGTTAACGGTATTCAACCAATTCAAATAATGAAAGCTAACATGACAAAAGAAGAATACCGTGGTTTCCTAGAAGGAAATATTCTAAAATACCCACTACGTTATAAACACAAAAATGGACTAGAGGACCTTAAAAAAGCAAAAACATACCTAACTTGGCTGATTGAAGATATTGAAGAAAGAGGGTTGTAATATGGAAAATGTAGAAGTGTTTAATAGACCAATTGGAAATTATAAAACTATACACCTTATCTGTAATGGTAACAAGCATGAATATATGGAAGTAACTAAATACCCAGATGGTGATATTATGGCTAGCATGGTATTATGCCACCCAGATAATGATATTATCTTAACAATTGAGCAATTAGAAAAATTAGTAGAGGAGTTAAAGGAATGATTGAAAAATTTGAACCATTGTTTGAACCGTACGACCGTTACGCAGTTTCAAATATTGGATATGTGATAGACCGTGACACAGGTTTAACAGTCTGGAACTCATATGATGACAACGGTAAACCATATGTAGTATTAGAAGGCTCACACAACAAGACACGTAAGTTTTTTATTGCTAACTTAGTAGCTGAATCATTTGTATTAAATAAAGACAATCTAGGTTACCTGTATTACAAAGACGGTGATGTTAACAACACACACTGTAACAATCTTGGGTGGGCTATTAACCCACAAGAAGGTAAACAACGTGTTGCACGTCCACTGCGCAAAAAAGTAGAGGATAAACGTCATAAATTAATCATTGAAATTAACAAATGTATTGACAAAGATAAATGGGATACTGCTAAACGACTTGGCAAAAAGTTATGGGAATTAGAAGGCAACCCATGGTCTGAACGCAATACACCATCACAGTATTAGGAGGAAGCAAATGTCATTCAAATGGAACGTACACTACACAGGTAGTAAAGGAAATTCAGTATCAATATATACTAATCAATTTAATATATTAGTTGATGCAGGTAAGCCTTACAAATTTATAGAGCCATTACTATATGAAAAACATTTTTTAATATTTACACATAGACACGGTGACCATTTCAAACCAGCTGTTTATAAGAAGATTCGCGAAAACTTTCCAAACATTAAAATTTTAGCCAATGAAGAGGTAAGTAACTTAATGTTTGAAAAAGCAAAAATTCCAGCTGATGTTGTATTTAGTGATAACTTTCAGTTTCAAATTGGTACAATGAAATTCACAACTATTCAGAACTATCATGGTGCTGGTGAAGAATTAGTTGACTGCCATGGTTTCATTATTGAAGATACAGAAACAAAAGAGGTCTTGTTATATGCTACTGATTTAAGCACTACAATAGATTACCAAGAATATTTAGATAAAAACGCTTTACAAGTTGATTACTTTCTGTTAGAATCTAATTACAATCCTTTAGTAATTGAATTTTATGAATCAACAAAAGCCCACACTGGTTTTGATATTTTTAGTAACGGTTCATATCGTCACTTAGCTTCAACTGAACATAAAGAATTTACAGAAAAGTATTGCAAACCAGATTCAATTGTGGTACCATTACACCAAAGCGAAACATATTCAACTTTTGAAGGACTAATCAAACGTACTAAAAAAGATGAAAATAAAATCACAATGGAGGACGTAGAAGCGTGGAAAAAGAAAAAGCAATCAACCTAACACAAACAGACTTTCTGAATATTATTGACATGATGAATACTTACATTATGAAAGTAGGGTTTTACAATGTAAGTGAACCATTTAAAGAAACAATCAAAAAGGTTATTGAAGCGGAGGAAAATTTTTATGAAGAATGAACAAATGAGTTATAAAATGTTACTAATGTTAGATTATGGGTATACTGTAAATGACCTACTAAACACATTAGAGGAACGAACGGACCTAATTAAAATGGGGTTCACATTTAACGAGATTTTCAAAGCTAAGTGGCTACGATTGAAAGCGGAGGACGAACGCAATGGAATTTGAAATTGCAATTAAAACCAACGGTGTTCAGTCAATAGAATTTGCAGACTATGAAAAAATACTAAATGACGCACAGAGGTTGGCTGATAAAATGAAAGAGCAAGAAGTTACAGAAGAAACAATCAAAGAGAATAAAAAGTTAGTAGCTACAATCAATAAACGAATTAGAGAGCTAGACACACAACGTAAACTAGTGAAAAGTGAAATCATGACACCTTATGACGAATTGAACCAGAAGATTCAGACTTTAAAAGATGTACTAAAGGAAGGTATAGAACATGTTAATGTACAAATTAAAACGTTCAACGAGCAAGAACAAAAAGAACGTACATTACAAATTGAAGAACTTTTCAATAAGTACCAAGCTTCATATAATGCGCCACAATGGCTATCTTTTGATAAGTTCATTGCAAAAAACAGAAGCTTAGTAACTAATAAAGCAACCTCACAAAAAACAATCACACAAGCAATTGTGATGTATTTTGAACTGTTTAAACAAGACTATTCAGACTTGAAAGAACAGGTAACAGACAAAGATGACCGCATGGCAATACTTATTGCATATTCAAGAAATGGTTTCAATATGAGTGAAGCTATTGAAGAATTTAAAGAAATGAAGTCAGAACGTGAACGACTTGAAAAGGAACAACAACGAGTAAGAGAAACAAAAGTTCCTGACATTGTAATTTTAACAGGAAATGAAGATAAAGTTGTTGACAAACCAGTTGAAGTGAGTTATACTTGTATTAAGGTTAAGACATCAGATTTAGCCAAACTTAAAAAATTAGGTATTGAATGGGAGGAAATTTAAATGACTGAATTACCAATGTGGAATGTACACACATTAGATGGAAAAACAGAAGCAATCGTTGTTCATGGGATTTCAGCGTATGTTAGCAGTTGGGTAGAGATTGATGAGGTAGGATACTATTTAGATAATTTTACAATTACTAAAAATGAAAATGAATACACCTTAAAAGGTACTGCACATGAACTAGGTGGTGACCTAATTAATATCTTCATTAATTACAATAAACGTTATATTATTTTAGGAAAATAAGGTACACAACTTAGGGAAAGTATGTTATACTATTTAAGTAGTAAAAAATAAAAACAAATTATTGGAGGAACTTTATTATGTCAGAAAAAACAAAATTAGTTATCGTGAGTGTAGAGGATACAGAAATCTCAACTAAATTACAAGTGGCAAAATTGGACTATTCAGAAATGTATGACGCAGTAGCGTACAAACAACAATACAACAAAGACACAGAAGAATGGGAAGATTCAAAAGAAGCAACTAAAAAATATAAAGAAGCATTAGAAGTTGCTGGTGGCTCATTTGAAGAAGATAACGAAATTGAATTATTTGTTGATGAAGAATCAGGTAAAGCATACTTTACAAAAGGGTCTGGCTTTATCAAAATTGAGAAACCACTAGTTAGCTTGAAGCGTATTAAGAAAGCACCAATTGTTGCGATTCAAGATTCACCTAAATGTCGTTCAGTAGTAATTGAGCATAAAGGTAAGCATTACGCATTTAACTTTAACACTGGTGTATGGTTAGAAAAGAAAAAACAATTCATTCCAAACAAAGCAAAAATTGCAAAAGCAAAAGTACGCTTCAATGAAGTGTTTGAAGATGTTGGTGTGGATTGGGACAATGCAAAAGAAAAAGCAATTGGAATGGTTGTTGATGTTACAGTTAATAAAAATCAATTAGACCCAACAAGCAACGTTGGTTGGTTAGAAGCTTTACCACTTGACCCAGAGGACCAACCAGAACAAAAACCAGTTGAAGGAGTTTATCACTCAATTGACATTACAGCTGATGATTTACCATTCTAAAATATTTAAAGAAAGTTGACCTAAATGGTTGACTTTCTTTTTTTCTCATGATATACTTACTTCATAAGATAAAGAGAGGAAGTAATACAAATGACAATCAAACAAATTCAAGAATACGCTAACCAATATGGAAACATAGTAACAGAACAAGAGATTAAACAATTTTTCGCAGAACACAACGGACAACCTAGCGCAATGGACTTAGCAATTTTCGTTGGCGCAATGAATGAAGATGGAACAAGAAATTAAAATAAGAGTAAGAGAGGTAATGAGAATGAAAAACACATTTAAAGTAGGGCAATATGTAGAACTTAAAAACGATAACCACAATGGTATTGGCAGCAAAGGTGATAAAGCATATATCTTAGCTAAAGCATTTAAGCCTATTGATGGTGTAGAGCTTATCTGTAGATTTGCAAATGGTGCTACAGAAGGTTTCTTACAACGTGAGTTGAAATTAGCAACAAAAACACTTGACAAAATCACACTAATAAAGTAAAATAAGAGTATAAACAAATTGGAGGAATTAAATATGAAATACGTAGGAAGTAAAAACAGATTAAGCAAGGAATTAGCACCAATCATTCAAAGTTACATTACAGATGATACAGTAGCATACATTGAACCATTTGTTGGCGGTGCTAATATGATTGACAAGATTGACCATCATAACAAAATAGGTAGTGATTTACACAAAGAATTAATTGAGTTATTGAAATACACTAGAGATAATTATGATAAATTACCAACAACATTTACAGAAGAAGAATACAATAAAGTTAAGCATAATAGACACAGTTACGAACCATGGTATGTTGGTTTAGTTGGTTTCTGTGGTGCTTTTGGGGCGACATACATGAGTGGTTTTGCTAGAGGTACTAAAGCAGACAAAGTAACACCTCGTGACATACCAGCTGAAGGTATTAGAAACCTTGTAAAACAAGCGCCAAAATTAAAAGGTATTGATTTTCAACACAAATCATTCTTAGACTATAATCCAAACGATTATAAAGGTTGTGTATTCTATCTTGACCCACCATATAGAGCAACATTCGGATATAGCACTGGTAAATTCCCATATAAAGAATTTGATAAATGGGTTGTAGAACTAGCAAAAAACAACACTGTATTAATAAGTGAATATGAAATGCCAGAAGATAGGTTTGAATGTATTTGGAGTAAAGAACATTTAGTAAATGTTAACAACAATGTAAAACACGGCAAAAACAAAAAAAGAGTTGAAAAATTATTTAAAGTACGTTAAAATAGTAGTATAAACAAATTGGAGGAATTAATACATGAAGAACATTGCAGAATTTAAAGATGCACCAGAACTAGCTGAAAAACTATTGGAGGTATTCAGTAACTTAAAAGGTAATTCAAAGAGCTTGGACCCAATGATTAAGGGTAGGCATGATGTGGTACTTATTGAATCAACTGAAAAGCTTTCAGCAAAAGGCAAGGAAATGCGAGTTATAAAATTACGTTCATTAGATGATGGACGTGACGTTATGGCGTACATTATGAAGTTTCGTAAAAAGGATTGGGATAATTGGAAAGACCGCAAGGTAGGTGATAGAATGTTAATTGACCTAACCTATTCCAATGGTTTCCCAGCAATCAAAGTAATTAAAAGTATTTCAAGCGGTAATGATGTACCATTTAAACCAAGCGAACCATTAACAAAGCAAACCATTTTATTATTTGATATTGAGATTTTTAAACATGACAGTTTATTTGTATTTCGTGATTACTTTACCAAAGAGTGGTTTATAATTAATAACAACCTTGACGAATTACGCAAGTTTTACCTTGAATACCGTGATTCAATGTTTATTGGGTATAATAATGCGTCATATGACAACAATGTAATGCGTGGATATTTACAAGGCAAAAACGCTTATCAAATGTCTAAAACTATTATTGAATCAGATAATAGAGGTCTTGTATATAAAATGTTTGATAGTCATAAAACACCACTGTTTGGAATGGACCTATACCAAGATAATAAAGGTTTTAGCTTAAAAGAACATTCTGCATTCTTAGGTATCAACATTAAAGAAACAGAAGTAGACTTTGACATGGATAGACCATTGACAGATGAAGAGAAAGAGAAAAATATTGCATACTGTAAAAATGATGTATTAGCAACTGAAAAACGTTTTGAACAAAACATTGGTATGTTATTGGCTAAAGCAACCATTGCTTTAATGTTTGACATGGATAAGACAGACCTATTACAAACTAATGCTAACTTAACAGCTAAGTTACTTGGTGCAACTAAAGAAGAAGTTAGACCAGACTTGACAGACCCATTAGAATTAGATAAACGATTAAACATTAATACAAAAGAAATTGCAGAAGCATACTTGAACCATGAGTTTGAACTAAATGAAGATGGTAAATTGAACGTGTCATTAGAGTACACGGACGAAGATGGATATACAATGATTTTTGGTAGTGGTGGTGTACATGGTGCTAAAGCTAGTTACATTCACATTGGAATGTTCCCAATGCGTGACTGGGGTTCACTATATCCAAACACAATGGAACAATTTAATTTACTATCAAGAAATATTCCAAAGGATAAAATTCACCGCTACGGCGACCTACTAAAGCAACGTATGGACGCTAAGTATTCAGGTGAAGAAGTGGCAAACATTAAAGGTGTAGAAGTACCAACATATGTAATGATTAACGGTATCAAGTTACCATTGAACACTAAGTTTGGTGCCAGTGGTGCACAGTTTAATGGTTTGTATGACCCAAGAAACCAATTCTTAGTTTGTGCAACTGGTCAATTGATTATGACAAACATGTATGAATTAATTAAAGGTAAAGCACAGTTTATTCAATCAAATACAGATGCACATGCGTATATTCCAAACAGTGAAGCAGATGACAAAGCAATTGATGAAGCATTAGATGAATTTGCTAACAAGATTGGACTTACACTAGATAAGGACATGTTTCGTGAAATTTGGCAAAAAGATGTAAATAATTATATTGCAGTACAACCAAATGGAAAAGTAAAAGTAAAAGGTGCTATTGGCTTAACAGGTGGTATGAAAGTATCAAAAGCGATTGTATCAAATGCGTTCATTAATTATCTGGTAGCTGGTAAAGATTATAAAGAGTTTATCAATGAATGTAATGAACTAAGACAGTTTCAAATTATTACTAAAACAGGCTGGACCTTTGATAGAACGGTTGCACGTGATAGTGAAGGTAATGAGTTCAACGCACAAAAGGTTAACCGTGTATTCGCAGTAAAAGAAAAAACTAATGCAGTTGAATTGTTTAAGGTCAAAGAATGTCAATTATTAGATATTGAAGCAGATGAATTTAAGGATAACATTTCATATACAAAAGGACTGGCAAACGCACCAGAATACTACACAATCAGTAATGAAGCGATTGGCGAAGGTATTACAATTGATGAAGTTGACAAACAATACTATATTGACCAAGTAGAAGATACGCTTGAACTATGGTTTGGTGAAAATTGGAAAGAACGTATTGAACAAGCCCACCATGAACGAGAATTACAAGGGTTCAAACCAGTTGAAGTAAAAAATTATATTGATTAAAGTGTTGACAAATGATAGGTAAGGTGTTATACTTTACCTATCAACTATTAGGAGGAATTTAAATGATTACAGTATATACTAAAAATAATTGCATGCCTTGCAAAATGACAAAACGAAAACTACAAGAGTTAGGTGTTAACTATAAAGAAATTAATGTAGATGAAAATTTGGAAGCATTAGAATTTTTAATGGAATGTGGGTTTCGTTCTTTACCAGTTGTGTTCAATAATGATGGACCTATTGTAATTGGTGGATATGCACCAAATATCTTGGAAACCATTGTTTCATAGGAGCATTCTAAGCACGTTTCAGATTCAAAGTAAGGTGATTATCCATTAAAACGCAAATAAAGACACCCAATATAGGGTGTCTTTTTGTTTTATACTAATGTTCCCCACGTGTTGTTAGGGTCTCCGTCATTTGGTCCAATTGGTAAGTAAATACGTGTACCATTAGTATCTGTTCCACCAATCCATACATAACCATCGCCAACTGTGATTTCATCATACTTGAATACTGCACCTTGTTTCCATGTTCCATATACTGGGGCATATACGCTTGGTCGTCCACTACGTAAAACAATAGCGTCAACACCAATTGTAAACTGATTAACTGGTTTACTTGGTTTTGGTGGGAACTTAGTGTTAAGGTCCTCTAAGTCGCCAGCGTTAGCATATGTTACAAATTTACCACTGTTTTCAATCTTATAAGGATTGACTGCACCTTGTTTCACTTCTGTAATTGTACCAACTTGCGTCCAAAGACTTGCACCAGCTACGAATGGTACCACTGGTCCATTGTGTGACTTGTGACCGTTATAAATGTAAACGTTCTGACCTTTTTTGAATATCTTTGGTTTACTTGGTGTTGGTTTTACTGATTCACCAGATACCCCATTGGCTAAGTCTTTAGCAAGTTGCGCTTTACTGATTCCCATTTCTGCTAAGTAACCATATGGGTCTGTGTGGTCACCCCATACATAATCTGATACCCATTTATGAGAGATAACACCTTTTTCCCAAACAGAAGAACCTTGGTCAAGTGTCATAGGAATACCAAACTTTTTGCCCATGTCTCTTGTATAATCAATGTATGCTTTATAGTTCTTTTTGAACAACTCTTTATCATGTGTATGTTGCAACTCAATTTGAATAGGTGCATATGGGTTTGCATTACCAGCACCCCATGAGATGTTACCTTCTGGTGCAATCTTATAAACAATTCCGCCATCTCCAATGATAGCTGTTGTATGTGCATTAAACCAGTTGTTTTTCATGTATGTTGCTTCATTTCTTCCTGTGGCACGTTCATTAGCAGTTTCATGTAAGATAATCTTATTAGGTACTGCAACCTGTCCTGAACCTTCCCAAGGGCTTAAATTGAACTCGTTATTAACTTCATATGCGTTAGCTGTTTGCATTCCAGCAAACAAACCAATGGTTGCTAATGCACCAAATAAAATACCTTTTAATTTCATACTTATTTATCCTCCTTATTGTCTTTAATACCTTTTGTGGTTGGGTCTATAACTACCCCTAAAATACTTAACACAACGAATACCGCATTAACCACATCAATTAGTTGTTGACTCAAACCAGTTAGGTTTGATAAGTCCAATCCAAAAATGTTTCCCACAACTTGAATCAGCACAATTACCGCTGGAATTAAAGCAATCCAGAACGCTTTGTTTTTGATACGTGTTTTCCAATCCATTTTTAACACTCCCCTTATAATATAGTTATAATAGCACCAATAACAGCAACAATGATTGCCCCTGATACTGTGCGTGTTAGCCAAGTTAAACGGTCATTTATACTAGCAATGTCTTTCTCATTTTGAATTGAACGATGATGTGTTTCACTCAATAAATTATTGTTTGCCTTTAATTCATTTTTCAAATCTGGAATACCTTCCAAGTTTGATTCAATTCTAGCTAGTTGCACTTTTATTTCCATAAAATCCTTCTCTTCCATGTCAGCATCTCCTTATTTTATAGTAAACCACCGCCTTTCAGCTACTATTATAGTATATCACTTAAATAAGGGAAATGGTGTGTTTCAGAGGAGGATTCTAAGCGTTTTTCACTCGCTAATGTGGGTGATTATCCATTTAAAAGCAAATAAAAACACCCTATGAAAGGGTGTTTTTATATTATATTAATTGCATTTCTTCTAATACTACGTTTACAAAACGTACTGCCCTAATTCTGTTACGTGAAGGGTTTAATTCTAAAGCTACACCAAACCATTGACCACTCTTAACATCTATGATGGCAGTTGCTGTACCAACCCACTGACCACTTACGCTGTTATTTGCTCCATAAGTACCAATAGCTGAATACAACATTGTACCTCCTTGAGTGTTCGTTGCCTTATCAGCTAATTCAGAATAGGTATTTCTAACCTCCATTTTAGTATATGCATACTCAGAAGCATCAGCTTCACCCCAACCTTGTATCAAAACAGTTCCTTGAAACTTAATACGTGCATTGCGTTGTGCCTGAAAAGCGTCACCCGTACTAGCTCTTTTAACTAATCCATTTAGACGGTCATATGATGTGTTGAAACCAAGTGCCTCTAATCCACCAAACCGTAGGAGTGTTCCATGCACTGCATTAACTACGTTTTCACCTTGACCCCAACCTGATATATTAGGTGAAAAACCATTTACTTTAATTAGTCCTCCGCTAAGTTCCGTTGTACCCTCAATAGTTGCTGGGTTTGTACCAACTTTTTTCGTTGTTGAGAATGACAATGCTTTTGGTTCTAAGGTAACTTGTTCATTTATTTCAACACCACTAACAGTATAATCCAATTGGTTCAAATATACTCTATCAGCTGATAAAAGACCGTTTGATTTCCGTTCAAGCACCGTTCCAGTGGCGTTATCATATTTATTAACACTATTTACTATTTGACCATATTTAATTGTTGTTGATTCCTCACTCCGTAACTTTTCTACGGTACTACCAACTTGAGTTACATATGTGTCATTATCTTGTATTATATAACCGTTCTCTATAATAGTTGTTCCGTTTCTACGTGCTTTACCACCTTGTATATCCTCTGTTGTGTTCCAAGTGTTTATAAACTTAGAACCGTTTACGATTGAACCATTGATATTTACTGCATTTAATGTTTCTATATTCAAAATAGATTGGTCAATTGTTTGTTCTTCCCACTTACCATCTTTATACACCTTGTATGCTGTTACCATAACATCACCTGTTGTTGGTGTATCAGCTACCGCATTTAAACGTAATAAACGAGTTTCAGGTACTACTGGTGCGACTGGTTCTTGTACCCACCAAATATCATTTTCTTTTGGTGTTGCTGGCTCTTCCTGTTGAACAAACACTTGTGGTACACTATTGAACATTTGTTCTGTTTTATTGTTTATTTTTATCTCAATATCTCTTAGTCTTTCATCAATACCTGATTCTAAACGTACAAAATCAGATAATGTAGCCTCACATATACCTGTTGTGTAATCAAATCTAAGTTCTTGTACACGTGAACTTAGATATAACTGTTCGTTTTCATCTACTAACTCAATTGTATCACCAACAACTAACATATCTGGTATATTAGCAATGTCAACATCATAAGAAACCATTGGTTCACTGTACTTCTTGAGGTGACCTATTACATTATTAATCAGTGTGTTTTTATCAGTTGTTTCATATTGTTTGTGTTGTACAAAATAGTTACCAACCCTGTTTAATCGTGACCATTGCTTAACATTTTTAGTATCACGTATGATACCGTCTTGTTTACTTAATGTAAACCGCCCATCTGGGTCAGTCCAATTATACCCAATTAGGTTGATAGCTTTGTCAGACCCTTCTAGTGTTCCACCTGTTGCATATATTGCATTGACTAACTCGTAAATATCTTCATTTACTACAATTGAGTTAATATCTCTGTTCACATACATTCTGTGGGTGTTTGTTGTACCACGTTTTTTTCTAATGTCAATATAGCGCTTGTGTAGTTCGTTACCAACAAAGTCAAATCTAAATTCTAATTCAGCGTTATCAAATTGTTTTGCGACTGACAAGATTCGCTCTAATGCTGTTGCTTCACCTTCCCACTCAAGTTTACGTGTGAGGTTTTTGATTTCATTAATACCAATATCCCATCCTGAATCATAGGTAAAGTAGTTAATGTAAAACGCAATGTTTTTAGCAGTATCTGCTTTGTAGCTAGTTGTGGTTTCGTTAAGTAAGTCTAAACCAGCTGATTCTAATTCAAGTGTTCTAATCTGTGTTAGTGGGTTGTGTGTAGCCTTCATGATTGTTTGCCATTGTTGTTTACCATTCAAATCTGTATACAATACATAATTACCAACTTTAAATGATTGTTTAGCTCTACCTGTTGTTTTTGGTGTGAAACTAACATCTAGTGTCATTCTACGAGAAGATGTTTCAAGTGTAGAAACATCTTCCGCAGTGATTACTTTAAAATCTGTGCTACCAGTTGTGCTGATAACCTCTAATAATGTAAACGTTCTATCTGTGATATAAAAATCCATCTTAATTCCTCCTATAAATATGAATTGTGTACTTCAATATTAACCTCTGGTTGTGTTGCAAAGTCTGAAAACACTGGTTGTATATATGTGTCCCCTAGCTCTAATTTGAATTTTTCCCATTCATTACCTAATGTATTTAGTCTACCATTTTCCACACCATTTATAAACAATTTTCTTTTCTCTACATCTACTTCAACTATGTCACCAGCTTGGAATACGTTTTTAACATCTTGGATATATGGTGTGTCTAACCACCGTACCTTTACATCACTTAATCCCATCAAAATGTAGTCACCTTTGCGAAACCTTTGAAACCATGTTCCGAAAAATGCAATATTTTGCGTGTTTTCAACGTTATATACAAATTTATATTCATTTTGTATGTTTACATCATCATTCTTATTAAGTCCTTTTATTGAACAAAGTCTGTATATAATCTGGTCTTTTCTACGGTCTATGTTTATTTCACGCCAACCCTCTTTGAATTTTCTTTTATCAAGTTTATATGTGTGAATTACATTTCCTTGATATACAAAGTCTAGGTATATATCGTCTGTAGATTCTGATGAATCACGAAATACAACACCAGCCACATAATCATGATTGACATCCATGATATTTATTTCCATTCTACCCAGGTAATTTATTTTAGCATATGGGAAAGCGCAACGTATATTTGTTGTAAACTGTAATGTTCTGTCATTTGTTGAACTTGGTGGTATTGGTAATGTTAATGATGGTCCATGCCAATACCAGGCGTCACTATCAGTAAAATTTGGTATAATGTCATGTGGTGACTTATCCATACTTAACGTACCATCTACTATGTTTGGTTTATTCATGTCACCAACATAATATGGGTATGATGTAGTGAAACCACTGTTGGTTACCATGCCATCAGGTTCTGTTTTACCCCAAAACGTCCAATTCTCAACTGTTTCTAACTTCGTTTTTTCAATGTAATCAACTTCATCTGGTGAGCCAAACTGTAGTACATTTCTATTCTCATTTAAGAATGCAATTAATGCATTATCACTATTCATTTTAACTGTGAATTTAGGGTAGGTTCTATATGTTCCATTATTTGTTACTTTGATTGCAGTTGCAGTTAAATTACCAACTGTTGCGATATATTCAAACGTACCTCCACCATTTATTTGAATCATTGGTTGTGAAAAGTCTTGACTAGGCGTATCTCCTGAAACTCCGTAGTTCATACTTAACATGGTGCAGTGTTCGCTTTCAATTTGAAATGTTTGTGTATATTTAACAAACTCTTGATTTACTTCTAGTGGTATATCAATTGTATGTTCAGCCACACGTCTAACTGGTTTTTCAGCCCATTCAATAACCTTTATTTGACCAGCCCACTCTTGGGTTGTGTTCTCTGGTAGTGCGTTAACTCTTATACTAGCCATGACATCAATTGAATCACCCTTATTAACATTAACTCTAACCTGGTTTCTATAATCTTGCATAAACCAGCTTGTATCCCAACGTTTGTAGTCGTTGCTTTCCTCTACTATTTCTGGCATACCAGCTGTAAAGTCAACATGTAATGTGTTTGACCCATTGTATTTATCAAAACCGATACTTAGCCAATTGTTGTAATAGAATTTAGGTGATAAGAACTCACTATCATATAGTATGTTAGCTGATGTACTTTCTACATTACTGAAACTTGTTGATTCTATTTGATGTGCTAAAGCATCAGGTACATCAAATGTTAATGTCAAAGGTGTATACTTGGGGTCTGTTGCGTCATACTCTTCTGTTCCTGTATAGATAGCGTTAAAATATCTATCTGGAAATAGGTCTAAAATTAACTGTTTAGGCTCATCTGTGTTGATGATTTTAACTAGTTCATCTTTAGTTTCTGAAACAGTCATACCACTATTGTCTGTGATAATGAAACCATCAATACTAAGTGTATATTCACCTAATCTAGTGTTTCTAAAATGTTTTCCGTCTGTATTACCCACAGTGAAAAAGTCATTATCTTTTGATAAAAAAGGTATGTTTACTTTAGCAATTTGAAATAGGTGACTTGTTTCTTTACCGTCAAATGTAAAGCTTCTTAAAAAATCATAATTTTCAGCCATTCTCATTCTCCTTTATAATTTACTATACTAGTATTATAACACAAAAGACAACCCTTGTAAAGGGGTTGTCTTAATGTTTTAAATGTAACCTAAATTACGTCTGTTGTTCCGTTGCTGTGTATTATTTAGGTTGTTAAGTTCCTTGTTAAGCTTCTTACCATCCAATAACACATCTGTATTTTTGGCTAAGATAGCTTGTAATAATTCGTTCTGTTGTTGCATTAAAGCAACCACTGTTGCCAAGTCTGTTGATGTTCCTTGCTTAGGTGTGTTGCGTTCTTCATTCACTCCTAAAGCTTGTTTAGCTTGGTTAAGCAACGCCATTGCTCTTCCTCGTTTAGCTGGTTCAGTAGGAATGATAAATTCTGGATAGCCGTTTTCAGCAAGGCTTGCAATTTGTGGTGTTCTTGCAATTCCTCCATTGAAGTAACCTCTGATACGGTGACCACGAGGACCCCAACCAGACTTACCATACTGTAGGTCATTTTGCCAGTTACTATTGTTGAAGAATGCTAACAATTGGTGATACCCATTGTTAATGTTTCCGTGACCAGCGACTTTATATGCGTCAAAAGTTTGTGGAATGTATTGTAGTAATCCACGTGCTGGGTTACCAGATAACGTGTTAATGTCTACCACGTCTGGACTTTGAACGATTTTTTCATTACCGCCTGATTCACGCATTATTTGAGCAACTAAACCAGCTACTTGTTCACTTGAAATACTTTGACCCATGTATTTCGCCGCCTTGCGGATAACTGGCGCCCAATCTCCACCAGCACCAGCACTTTCTTCCTCTTCTTTCTTTTTGAATAAGGCTTTCACCTTTTCAGCAAATGCAGTTGTAGCTTTTGTTCCTAAACCTTTTGCCATGTCTAATGCTACGTGTGTTAGACCACCTAAGTCCATTGCACCCATAATTGCATTTCGTGCTAAGTCTAATGGATTTCCTACCCAGTCCATAATATCGCCAATGGTTTGTTTTACCTTGTTAATACCATTACCAACAAATGACTTGGTATTGTCCCACATGTTGCGAACTCCGTCCATGAAACCAGTTCCTTTTTTATAGAATGGAATGCGCCCTTTTTGTCCTAATACCATTGATGTTTCTTTGGCGTTTAGCACTTGTGTACCAGCTGGTGCATTCATCATAACGTTTCTACCTTTTGGAATCATTGCTTGACCGTTTGGTGCGATTACCATTTCAGCACCACCACCGTCATTTACTACCATAGGTCCGCCTATGTGTCCGTCAGTACCGTTTGCATACTGTGGTACGTCCCATCTAGGAATTTGAGGTGCTCCAAACTTTTCTAACACCCAGTTAGCACCACCAATGATACCATTTACTGGACCACCAATTGCACTCAATACCTTATTGAAAATACCTTTAAATGCACCAGTAACATGACCAGCACCCCTACTGATTGCACTGCCTAAACGTTCTGGCAAACTAGTAAACCAACGTACAATCGTGTCAATTCCACCACTAAATGTGTTTTTGATTCCATTCCAAAGAGATGAAATAGTTCCTGAAACATTACTTCTAAGGTCACGTGCAATGCGTGTTACATTACTGAACCAACCTGAAACAGCACCATTTACATTTGATATACCACCGTTAAAGAAGTTTTTAACAGCTTCCCACATTCCAGAAATTGAACCGTTGAATGTTGCGCCAAAACCTTTTACACCTTTTAATATTTTACCAAAGAATGAAAGATTTATCCAGTTCCAAATTACTTGGATAGCACCCCAAACTAATTGTTTGATACCGTCCCAAATCTGTTTCCAGTCACCGTTGAAAATACCTTTAAAGATTTTTGTTGCCCCTTCAATTACATCAAAGAAACCTTCAATCAAACCCACTACTGAATCAACAAACATCATTACAATATCAATTGCAATTTTAAAAATTGGTGTTAATAATTCTAACCACTTTTTAAGTGCATTCATTATTGCTTGTCCGTTCTCGTTCCACCAAGTAGTCACCTTATCAAAAACAGCACCCAATCTATCTCCAAGTTCTTGAAGCTTAGGCATGATGTAAGGTATTAAGTCATCAGCAATATACTTAATCACAACACCCATAATGTCGCCCGCAACCTTGAAAGATGTACCAAGATATTGCGTTAACTTTTCAAGAATTGGTTGTGCAAACTCCCACATTTTTTGCAACGCTGGTTGTACCATTGGTAGAATTTTCTTGGTGAAGTTTGTGATACCGTCTGCCATTCCACCAAACATTGGGTTCAATGAGATACCAATTTCATTTCCTAATGCTTTTAATGCTGATTTAAAGGCGTCCATTCCAGTTGTGTTGCTCATTGCGTTGTTCATTGCGTCTTGTGCGCCTTCTACATTATCATATGCCATTGATGTATTGTTTAATGACTTGATAACATTTAAGCTGTTATCTTCACCTAATGCGGACCAGACTGTGCCAGCTTTATTCAGTGCTTCATATTGGTTTTCCATACCGCCAAAGTCACTAATCATTGAACGGATAACGTCAGCTTGTGTTGCTCCACCTTGTTGCCATTGTCTAAACAGTTCTTGTGTTTGACCGCTGAACATACCTATGTTGTCCTCAAAACGACCATCTGTTAATGAAATAGCCATTTCTTTGATTAAGTCATTGACTTTGTCTAAGTTGTATGCTCCACCATCTAGACCACTTTGTAACATGTCAAATGTTTGTTCTGCTGTGAAACCAGCTTGACCAAAAATCTGTGAGTATTCAGCCATGTTGTCGCCTAGTTCGTCTGTTTGGTCAAGTCCCATTTGTGCGCCACGTGCCATCAAGTCCCAAGCTTTGTCTGCGTCAATACCAAAGTTGGTCATCATTTTACCAATACCACGAATAGTCTCGTTTACGTCTGCGCCTGTATTTTTAGAAAATGCAATTGCATTACGTGTCATGCGTTGTAGCATGTCGTCGTCCATGCCGTCTGCACCCATTACATTTTTAACACGTATCATTGCTTCTGCTACTTCGTTGATGTCGTCTGAATAACCTTCTGCAACTAATTGGTTAGCTAATCTTGAAACAGCTTGGGCGCTCTCTGCGTCCCAATCAAATGCACCTTTGAATTTGTCAACCGCTTCAATACCAGCATTAATATTTTCAACAACTTCTGAAACAGCGTCACTAATCATATCAATTGCTTTGGTAGCTACTGCCATACCAACACCAGCAACTAAACCTTGTAGTCCTTTACTTGCTAGTCCTAAACCTTCGCTAGTTTCACCGCTTGACTTACCTAGTTCTTGCATTCCTTTAGATACTGAATCTAGTTCACTGTCTGTATTGTTTAATTGCTTTTTAAAACCTTGTAACTCTTGTTCAGCTTTGCTAACTTCTGTTGAATTTTTACCAAACTTTTGCGTTAATTGTTTGATTGCATTTTCTTGACCAGCAATAGCCTGTTTAGTTAGGTCAGATTGACGTTTTAAACCAGCCTGTTTTGTTTCCAAAGCACCCATTTTGTCGCCTGCTTTATCCATTGCGTTGGCTTGTGTTTGGAAGTCTTTTGCGTTATCTTTAATTTCTTGACCTAGTTTGTCTAAACCATTCTCAAACTTGATAACGTCAGCTGTAGTTTTTTGCAAATCTTTTTGCATTCCGTTGTATTTGGCACTAGCATTGTTTAACTGTGTTGTTAGTGTTTTAACTTGGTTTGATTCTTCACCATATTTTGCAATAGCGTCTTGACGTTTCTTACTTAGTAGCTCCACTTTCTTACCTTGTAAGTCAGTAGCTGTTGCTAAGTCTTTTTCTTTTTGTTGCAATTTCTCAATACTTTGTCCTGATTTATCAAACACTGATAAATTGGCTTTCATTGCTGATTCTTGCTGTTTAATTGACTTGTTTAATTTGTCTAATGTATTAATGGTCTGGTCTACACCGTCAACACCAATACCAAACTTCATATTACCAATAACTTTGTCTGCCATTATTCAATCTCTCCTTTTGCTTTTGCTAGGTCTGTTGGTGATAGGACAGTGCCAAAAAATGCTAATGGGTCTTGTTTCTCTTCTTTTTTCTCTTTAGTATTATCACTGAATAATTCCAATAAAAGAAGGTAGTCAGCTTCGCTAACATCATTAACGGTCCAACCACCTTCCATGTATGAATTATATAATTTATTTAGTGATTCTAAAGATTCGTCCCAGTTAACTTCTACACCGTCCTCTAGGCTTCCTTTGAATCATCAACCCCCATGATAGTTCCTAAGATGTTTTCTAAAACGTCTACTAAGTCATCAGATTCAATTGAGTTTTCAATTGCTTCAAATGTAACTTCTGGGTGTTCAAAGATTTCAACTAATAATACAATCATTGAATCTAACAATTCTAATTGGTCAACTTCTACACCATTAGCCATGTCTTTTTGTACGTTTTCCATATCACGGTAATACTTCATAATACTACGCATTGTCTTAACTTTGACACCTTTTTTTGTAATTTTGCGGTTTTTTCCGTCAATAATTAAGTTAATACTGAATGATTTTGTTTGTTTTGCCATGTTTATTCCTCCAAATAATTTTATTTACTATAGTTATTATAGCATTAAAAGCAATGATTGTGGGTGTTGGTGAAACCAGTGTAATAAAAAAGAAGAGCTGTTAAGCTCTTCTAAGTCAGTTCAATTGATACACTTGTATCTGCTGGTGTCACCTGTCCTACCACAGGTGGTGTACTAGGGTGTAGTAATGTTGTTTACTTTGTCAACAAATTTGTCAAGTGTTAATGTGTCACTTGAAACAGCACTCATGTATGCAAATCCGCGTGAATCTGTTACAAATGAACCTTCAATTGTTTCTGTGTTTGGTTCTGTACCACCAGATTCTGTTGTATTCAATGCGATTTCTGGGTGGCTGAAACGTCCTTTAACTAAACCAAAGTACATTTCTTTACCGTCTGCACCGTCTGCAACAAATACTGCTGAAACGTAAGGTGCTTCTGTGTTTTCGCCAACAATTGCAATACCATCTTCACCACGTTCAATACCTAAAATTTTCTCATAAACGTTGTCTTTATACAAGTCAAATACGTTTAATGAAGCTGTTAACTCTCCAACCCCTTTAGCTGATACCCAAATTGGAACGTTTGACGCATAAACGGTTGTTTGTTCTGCTGAAATTCCTTGAATTGACGCTTCAATAGTACCGCCACCGCTTTTATCAATTGTGTATTTATCAACGCCAGAACCTTCTGCTTTAGGTACGCTGATAATAGCTTTTTTAAAACCTACTACTGCCATAATTGTTTCTCTCCTTTAGTGTTTATATTTTCTTACTAGAATAATTATATCATTAATCAACTGGTTTTAGGGTGTCACTTAGACAACTCTTTGAGTGATTACGTAACGCTTCACAATGCGACTTGCTCCCTCTAGGTCAGGTTCATATGTCTGTGTACTAAATGAACATTGTACGTTGTCAGCACGCATTGTCTTATCAATTGCTAGATAGTATTTATCCAACATTGTCAAATCTTCAACCCACAAATCAACTTGGATATAGGATGTGTAATAATTTGGTTCTGCACTTGCGTATGCGTGATAGTCCATGTCTAGCTCTGTGATTCTACCCACTGGTAACTTAGGAAGTGATACAAATTCATTTGGTACCTCGTTAGTAAACCAGTTGACTTCTGGGTGTGCTTCATTAAGTATCTGCGCCACTTGTAAAATAGGTAATGTCATTTTAGAAACGCCTCCTCCATTGCTTTTATAATTACCTTTTCTATTTCGTCTTGAACTTCTTTAATAGTCTTTTCAATGAAATGTTGTGGTCTTTGTGTCATTGTTCCCAATTCTGTAAAGTGAACACGCCACGAAACTTGGTCATTATACCCAATTAATACCTCATGTTTACCTTTACTTGCTTTTGTCATTGCTGTATTTTTCTGCATATGTTCACGCTTGTACATCTGGTCTTTTCTACTGTACTTTTTACCGTTCCAATATGGGGTGCGTTTAGCAAGCTCTTGCTCTCCTATTTCACCAGCTTTGTTTAGTGCTTTTGCTGTAATAGTATCTGCATTTTTACCAATCTTTATAAGTGCGTTGTATGCTTCTGAAAAATCAGCGTAATTCTGTTTACTCATTTCTTAACCCTCTTACATACTAATGTTGTGAAGTCACGGTCATAGCTACCTTCTAAAATAGATACTATCTCATAGTTAACACCTTTATATACAACACGCATATCATTTTGTAATTGGAAACGCTGTTCATAACGCACAACAAAGTTAGTTGTATCCTCTAATGCAGTACCATATGTTTCTTTAAAATCTCTGAAATACTGTTGTTTTAAACTACACCATATAGTTGCTTTGTCAACCCACGTTGTTACCCATTCAAATTTATCGTTTTTAGCTGTTGTTTTCTCTTGAATAGTGATTTTCTGATTAAGATGTTGTGTTGGTATCGCCATCAGATAACCCCCTTAATTGCCAAATAAATGCCTGAATAGTGAATGGTACATCTTGTTGAAGTGCGCTGGTTGCTGGAACACGGTTTTCATACCAAAGAGAAACCAACATGAACTGGCAAGTCTTAAAGCGTACATCATTTGGAACTGTTTTAACCTCAATAGCACCTAAGATAAACATTGAGCTTGTATCAATTAACGTCTGAATATAAACATCATCTGCATCATAGTCTAAACGTAAATTGTTTTTTACCTCTTCTAATGTTAACATTATCATACCTCCTTAGTTAAAAAGAGGGCTAAGCCCTCTTTTATTATCCAGCTGTTGCAGTTGTAGTGAATGCTGGTACATCTACTTTGCTAGATTCTGGCTTACCATCTTCAATAGCTGTTACTTGAAAATCACCTTTACTATATAGTGTTTCTGCTGTTAAACCAGTGATTGTTACTGGTGATGGTTGTTCAGTCACAATCTTTTCACCTGTTTTCTTGTATACGTTAAATACTTTAGCCATAATTTACACTCTCCTTTTATATTTTAAAAAGAGGTAAGGCGTATGCCCCACCTCTTAGTGTTTACGATAATTCAATTGATACACTTGTATCTGCTGGTGTCACCTGTCCTACCACAGGTGGCGTACTAGGGTGCTGGCGTTAGTGTAATGAATTTTCCAGCCGCTGGGTCTACTACTTTAGCGTCAAAGCGCATGAAGATTGCTAAGTATTGACCGTAAATTTCATGGTCAATCCAACGAGCAGTAGTTTCAGCACGATTGAAGAATGTTGCAAATGCTACTGGGTCGCCTAAGAATGCCACTTTATCACCTTTGTTACCTAACATTTCATCTTTCAACACTGTTACTGGAACACCAAACAATGATTTACCAGACTGTGCTGTAATGTCAGTTTGTAATAAGTAACGTCCTTCACCGTCTTTCATGATGTCAACTGCGTTGTAGAATGATTGAGTAACGATTAATTCCAATCCATAAGCTGGGTCAAAACCAGTGTTAATCTGTGTTTTGATGTCATCTAATGAAGTTGCTGGTACTGGTGTAGCTGTTTTTAATAATCCAGCTAATACGTCATTAGTTGTATTTAAACCTTGACGTTGTACTGAATCAGCAATAATTCCAGCTAAGTCATCCGCTGAATCATCTAATGATTCTTGCGATACAACAATTTGACCACGGTAAGTTGATACGTTGTAAGGAACTTCTTCAAATTCAGGTTTTGCCAATGCTGGGTTTTCTGCCAACTCTTCAACTGTTACCATTTTTGCAGTAGTTGATTTCAAGATTGGGTATTTACCGCCAGAAGTTTTTACTTTGATACTATTCACTTTATTACGTAAGTCAACAACTGTGTCTGGTAATTTACGTGCTTTTGTGATAATATCTTCTGGGATAATTGCTTCTGCGTCTGTTGATTTAACTTGTCCGTCATCAACCGCACGTGTTTCGTTAAATGATTTTACGCTAGTTGATTTTGAAGTTACGTAGTCTAAAAACGCACGTTGTTCTGTTACTGGCTCTGCTAACTCTTTACCATTGATTTTTACTTTCTCCATGTCAATATCTTCTCCTTTTGCGTTCTCAATTGAACGTTCTTCTTTTTTTGGTTCTTCATTTGGTTCGTCTTTGACTTCGTCTTTAGGTTCGTCCTTTGGTTCTTCTTTAGGCTCTTCCTTTTTGACTTCGTCTTTAGGTGCTTCTGCTTTATCTTCTGCACGTTCTTCGTTTTCAGTTGGTGTTTCATCTTTCAAAGCTTCTAACTGTTCAATAACTTTTTTAGCTTCGTCAAGTTTACCTTCTGCCAACAAAGATTTTGCTTGCGCTTCTAACTCTGCCTTGTTCATGCTGTAAACTCCTTTACATATTATTTTCTTACTAAAGATAGTATATCATGAACAAGGTTAGTTGTGGGCGTTACTCTTACAAGGTTGCTAGTCTTAGTTGTAATTCTAGTTTGCGTTTTTCCATTTCGTTAACTTCCATGTTTTCAAGTGAGCGTTTAGCTACTGCAACATCTGTGTCATCATATGCTGGGATTGAAACCAGTGAGATTTCAGCTAATGTATTTATTTTTTTGATAGTTCTAACTGGCTTACCATCTCTCCGTTCCCATTCATCTTCTGCAACCGTAAAGCCAAATGAACATTGACTAAGGTCACCACGTTTTACAAGTTCCATCACGTCATTTCCAAGTGTTGTATTTGGTAACTCACAACGGAATTTCAAACCAACTTCATCAACTGATAATTGAAGTGTACCGCTCTTTGTTCTTCCAAGTAAGTTGCCTGAATCATGGTTTAAAAATAATTTTACATCTTCCATATTAACACCGTCTAATGCTCTTGCGTCAATAGTTTCAATAAAACCACCTAGGTCTTTTGATGGTTTATTGAATTTCAATGCGTAACCTTCAACAATATTGTTGTCATTCACGAACTCATGTAGTTGTCTGATTTCCAGTTGTGTCTGTTTCATTCTTGTACACTTCCTTTTCTGTGTTCTCTGTTTTAACTTTTGTTTCGCCATCTTCTAACGGTTCATACCCATAATATGCACGAACTTCGTTTTCTTTGATAGTTGATAATAATTCTTTACTTGCTTTTCCACTAAATAATTGTTTGCGTCTGTCATCTAATGTATCGTTCATTAGACTTGAAAAGTCCATTTCTAAAACATTGCCTGTTTTAATTGCGATTTCGTCACAGATTGCTGATTCATATTGACTAATTGTTGAAGCAATGTAGATGTCATTTTGTCCGCTATCAGTTGAGTTTACTAATTCCATACCAAAGCGGTTTAATGGAATACCTAAAACTTTTGCAATTTGTTGCGTACTGAATTTATTTGATTGAATCAATTTCAAAATATCAGTATTCATTTTGTATTCTGTGAAGTCTGTTGCTTCATCTAAAACGATAACACCATTACTGTTTGTGCTTCCTCCGTTAGCTCTTTCAAAATCTTCACGAATTTTCTTTTTGGTTGCGTTGTCTACATAACCTTTTTTAAGTTTTAAGATTCCACCACCGAAAACACCGTTAGCAAAGAACTTGGATAAAATCTTATTACCGTTTGTTTGCATTCCGATTTCGTCACGTAAAGACAATAAAGGACTGCGACCAATGAAACCATCTACAACTGAAATTCTAAAGTGTAAGATGTCACGTGGTTCACATCTTAACATGTGGTTGCCATAATCTAACGTTACATCATAGCGCCATTCACCTGTTGTCATATCTTGAATTAGGTTCACTTGGTCTGCTGTTACAAACTCTAATGACTTAATTGGTGAGTTATAATCATTCTCTTTTTCTCTGTGAATGATTGCGTATGAGTTACCATAAAGAATTAGCTGTGCAACTGTTGCATACATGAATGTATAATGACTTTGTTTCTCATGTGGTCGCTTGTTGATTAGCTGTAAAAATTCTTGGTCTGCGTGTTCGTCTGGAACTTTTCTAAATAGTGATTTACCAATGTCACCACCAATGATATTAACACCTGTGAACACGTCTGAATTTTGTAACGCTCTTTCACCTGTCAAATAACCTAGGTTATCCATTCCGCTTTCAATATAATCAATAAAATTCTTCTCTTCGCTAGTCTGTGGTGCAATAAATACGCCCATTTAACTATTCACCTTCTTTCAATTCTAGGTATAATACTACTGCTGGTACTAATAATGATAGCCCTAATGCTACTAAACCAGCTACAATACTAACAAAAAACATGCTTGTCACAAGTGCTAATACGCCTAAAACGTAAAATACCACTACATAAATTACTGGATTTTTCATATTAAACCCTCCTATACACCTTATTTTAACACAAAACATATAAAAAAAGAGTGGTGTTTAGCCACTCTATACCCCAAAGCCAAATGTACCTTGCTCTAACATGTTTTCAAAACTTGAATATCCAAAGTCGTAATACATTGCTTCACTCATTGCATTTATTAAAGCGTCCAATGAATCAATCTTGTTGCGATTCATTTTCTTTTCAATTGCTATGTTGTCCGCAAACTCTTTCATATACGCATTATATATCGCTGTATTGAGTAGTGGGTTGTTTTGATGTATTATATCACCTTTGTATATTGCGTCCCTTAGATACTTTGTAGGGGCGTTTAAATACTGTATACGTTGCGGTACTTCAATTAGATACCGTTCGCCGAAAACTTCCGCTAATCTCAAGACTGATTGTGACGCTTGGTGACCATCATAGAAAATACCTTGTAGGTCCAAATCATATGTTTCAACAAAATCAACTATCCAGTCGCACATGTCCGCATGGTCAATCAATCCTGATTCTAACTTACTAATTGAAACGATACCTTCATTCTCATATTGGCGATATGGTATTTTGTCCTCTTGAATTTTCTTTTCAATACCTCCAATTGATGAAATGAAACCATGTGTATTTACGAGTAGCTTCTCTTCTTCTGCAATTGGTATAATCCAGCTAACCGCTGTTATATCTTTTGTACGTGATAAGTCCATTCCAATAAATACAGGACGTTTTCTAATATCATATTCTTTTGTTGCTTTGATTGCGTCCCAGCTTTCTTTATCCATGAAACTATCTTGTGAAGCTTGTACCCAGAAGTTCATTTCTTTAGTTAGCCAACCACTCATGTCACCTTTTGCCTTATACTCTGCCAATGAATTAACCTTATGTTCGTACATGGTTTCATACAATTGTGTATTCTCAAACAGTGGGTTTGATTTTATCCAATTGGCTTGGTCGTCAACCTCGCTGATACTATCCATTTCCCAACACAAAGCAAGGTATGCGTCTGCTTCAACCTCTTCATTTAATAGTTTAGTTATAAATGGATATTCTATGCTGTGCATTGGTCCATTAAGATTTTTAGTTGTTGTACTTATAATCAAAATTAAACCTTGTGGTTGTTGTGATTGTGAACTTTCTAATACCTCAATTAATGCTGTACTTTTTGCTTCTCCGTATTCATCTAACACACCACAAAGTACGTCTAGTCCGTCTAAGCTGTCTGCGTCACTTGCTAAAGGTTTAACAGTTGATTCATCTTCTAAATGTTCAATGTCATATTTATTTACCTTAGTAATTTTACGCACACTATCACTTGAATTTCTCAATGCTTTAAGCTGTGATTTTAACATACGGAATACAATTCCAGCTTGTTCTTTAGTATTTGCGCCAGCTACAATCTGTCTTGAAGCTTTTGGATATTGTCCTAAGATGAACTCATACAATGAAATACCAGCAACCAGAATTGATTTACCGTTTTTACGTGCTAAACTGATATATACTTTTCTGAATCTACGCATTTTATTACTCTTTTTGCGCCAACCATAGATTAATGCTACAATAAACTTCTGGAACTTAGCTAGTTTATTTGTCTTTTTGCTTTTTGGGTCTGGTAACATTTCAATAAATGCGACTGGTTCATATGTTTCGCTTGGGTCGTAATAGTATGGATAAGCTGGGTCTTTTGATTTTTCTAAGTCTTTCTCATGACGTCTAATTGCTTGTTTTATTTTATTACCTATTGGTATATTATTAATTCGTATATAGTCTATATATTCTTGAACATAATCTATATTATTCATATGTATACCTCCTTATTTCTATTATAGCACAAATAAAAAGACTTAGGTCATGAGTTTATCCAAAGGGGATAACAAACTTACCTAAGTCAACATGATTGAAACTTAATCTCGTTATATACATTATAACATAAAAAATAGTTTCTGTGTGTAAATAAAAAGACTTAGGTAGTTATTCCCATAAGGCGATAACTAGTCTAAGTCAATTGGTCGCACTGCAACCCTTCTTCAATGATTAAGTGTTGTTATATGGTTGGTGTACATTCCACCTACGGACTACCTCACAACACTTAATAGAGTTTTGCTCAATTACCCATCTCATGATAGCCCTTCTTTATACTGCACCTCATGTGTACAGTTGTTAGGTTTTCACACCTATGGTTGTGCTACTGTTAAGCATAGTAGTTGCTACTCCTAGTATTATTTTTTACTTAGTTAAGCCCCTAGGCGGGAGCAAGCTACAACCCAAGCCCGCTAACATGTCCGCAACTTCTACCCAAAAGTTGCGCCTGAATTGTAAACCTCAATACAATTCTAAACCTACAAATCATCTGGAAGGCGTTTTCCATAAATACATTATAACACAAATTGCTAACCTTGTGCGCGCATTTTAAGCAATTGACCTAATGGGTCTTTTGATTCATCTTCAACTTCTTTTGGTGCTACCAGTTTTAATCTTGAATTGATAGTTAAACCTAAGTCATTTGTTGCGCTTTTTAGTTCCTTTGAGTAAGAGTTCATAGCCGTTACTTTAGGGTTTAACTTTCCGTCTTCTGTCAAAGGTCCTTCATATGCAACTTGTTCAGCCATTTCTGAATATAGGTAACTATAATTGCAATACCTAACCATTGCTTGTTGGTCAAGTTCTGAAATTGGTAGGTCACCAATAAAGTGTGAAATACGTTCCCACTCGTGGTAGGCTTGTTGCAACAATCCAGCTGGATAATATGAAAAGTCTAACTTCTCGTAGTTATATAACTTTTCTTCTTCCTTTTTGCGTTGGTGTTGTTGCTCTTGTGTAAGGTTGCCAACTTGGGCATTGATTAACTTTCTTGGTCTACCCATTATTTTTTACCTCCTTATACAACTTCAATAATTTCATAGTGGCGATTCTTACCACCTAGTTTAGTTTTGATGTCTTTGAAGTAACCTGATTTTTTACCATAAAATTTGTCTGCTTCTGTTTGCGATTTGAAAGCTCTTGTTTGCTGTGTTCGCAAATCTTTTACCATAATAGGTTTTGGTGCTGGCATTCGTCAACCTCCTTTGCGTTACATTTTAGTTTAAGAGAAAAGTCCCTAACAATATTATAGCACAAAAACTGTTGTTTGAGAAACCAGGTTTTGTGCTGTTTATGAGGGAAGAAATTCGTATTAGTGAGATTATGAAACAATGCGTGAAACGTTTGATATTATTGAAAAGAAACCAGTTTTGAATCGTTTTTTACGAGGGAAAAAGGCTGTTTTGAAACTTCGTTTTTAGAATTCTGTGTGAAAAGAAGGAATCTCCGATTGTAGCCACCAAAATTTTGGCGGGGGGTGTTAAAATTTTCAGCTACCCTCCCCACCGTTTTGGCGCTATCCCCCTTGAAATTATTTCTTGTTACCCCTACCTACATTTTTAAAGGAATGAGCGTGGTCCTCTTTGTTGTGACAGGATTGGCAAATTGATTCTAAATTATTAATATCTAAACGTTTTTCCCAACCAATTGGTGTACGTATTTCCTCCACATGGTGGACGATAGTGGCAAGCGTCTTGGTGTGGTCATTGCGTTCACATACTTCACACATTGGATTGATACTTAACTTGTATTGTCTCATTCGTTTCCATTCACCTGACTGGTAGAACTCTGCATACCTTTTGTTCTGTGGATTGGTCCGCACATACTTATTGTATTGTGTGGCTGTGTTACCTTTATGCTTAGAGCAATACACTTCTGGTTGCTTTACATATTCTCTACATAAAGCAACCTTGCACTTCTTATACATTAGAATGAGTACATGTCTTTCTCAGTTACTGTATCACTAAAGGTATATGATGTCAAGTGGTGTGGTGCTGTTGGGTCTGTGCATTCTGTGCATTGCATTGCGTTGCACTCTGTGTCAGGGATTGAACCATCTTCTGCTTTGAATACCTCCCACTCGTTAATAGTACCCTCCAGTGTTCTGATGTATGCCACTAGGTCTACCTTGTTACTCTTTAGTAACTGCTTATCTGTCTTATTATATAGTTCATGTTCCATTAGTCGTCACCTCGTTTAGTTGCTTTGAATAGTACACTAAACACAATATTAACAATAAATAACCATGCAATTACATTGTGACCTGTTGCAAACAATACACCTACAATTACCCATAGGATATAGATGTTCAGTGCTAACAAACCAAGTGCTAAGATACTTGCCAATACAATTGCAATGATGTTTCCTACTTCTTTATTCATTATGATTCCTCCTAATATGTTTTACTTTACTTCTATATTATAGCATACTTATTTGTGCTTTAGGGAATAGATTAATCATTAAGATGTATGAAATGTTCTTCATGTGTTACCCATGTTCTTCATCTGTTCTTCATTGAAGTAACCATGTGTTCCAATGAAGAACGCCTATAAACATTGATAAACCAATATTCTTAGCCTATTTTATTATAAGTGTTCTTCATGTTCTTCATATATTCTACTCCATCTGTAGAAAAATATAAAAAGGGAATGTGTTTCTGGTAGGTGAGTAGTAAAAATAACTCCAATGAAGAACACATTGCTTCAATCCCTTGTGGCTCTAAGGCTGAACACTGTTCTTCAATGAAGAACACAATCGAGAACACTTCATACTGGTTTCATTATTTTTAAATTAATTTGAACAAAAGTGTTGACAAATTAATCAACATGGTTTAGTATAGTAAATGTAAACCACAACTAAGGAGGAAACAATATGAAATTAAGAGATATGATTAACATTATCAGCAATGACCTAAAAATCACACTGGTTTTAGCAACAAAAGCGCCACTAACTTTTGAAATGGAATCACGTGGACGATACATTGAATATGTACCATCCTATAAAACATTGGTCAAATATCTTGACAATGAAGTAATTGGTATGTATATTATAAGTAACAAACATATCAAACTACTAATTAAGGAGGAAACAAAATGACATTAAAAATTAAATGCTCATATGTAGCAGAAGGCGAACCATTCACATTAGGGAGAACATATACTATTTATTGCGAAAGCGCAACTACTGGTCTGTATTACATTAAAGATGATTCAGGACGTAATGTACCATATAGACATGTTGACGATATAGCAGTAATTGACGGACTACTAAGAAATTTAAACGACGTTTGGCATTCACATTTTACAACATGCAACCAACCAGAACCAAAACAAAAGAAAGAACGTACACCAAAAGAAAAGGTACAGATTTTACTTGAGAAAGCTGTTGATTACATTTATAATAATCAGGAAGAGCTAAATATTAGCTTAGATGATTTTGTAACACTAATTAGAATTATGGAGGAACAGAAATGACAGAATACAAAGATTTAAAAATGAAATGCACAAAAGCAGACCCACAAGAACCGTTTTTCACAGAAGGAAAAGAGTATGACATTATTAAAAATGCGTGTGGCTATGGTATCATGGATAATGATGGTGAAGTACCAGAATACGGAACAACACTATTTGACTTAGAACAAACACTAAATGAGTTTTGGGATTCAAATTTTAAGATTGTCAACATTGATGAACGCACTAAGATTAGAAAAACATTTCAACGAACACTTATTCAATACAATATGGATATTGGTCATTTGTCAGGACATTTGATAGGAAAGCCAAGTAATGTAATATCAGCACAAATTGCAATGTTAAAAGTGAAACGTGAAGCAATCCAAGAATTATATGATGAAGTGTTTAAAGGAGGTAATGAGTAATGAAATACACAATAAAATGCACAAAACAGACAGTAGAACCATTTTTCACATTAGATAAAGAGTATCAGATTGCCCACAACAATACACTAGGGTACTTTATTAAAGATGATAATAATGAAATTGTAGGAGATGGAAAAACACGTGAAGAACTACTGAATAACTTAAATGAATATTGGTACTCACAGTTTGAACTGATTGTGATTGATGGAGATAAAGAAAACAAAGTGTTACTAACACTTGATGAAAACAAAGAGTTAACTATTAATATTAAGAAAGCAGATGAAGCAGAAGTGATTTACATGTTAATGACTGGTTTAATTCGTGTATGTAAAGAAATTGAAGCTGACCAAGATTTAATGATTGAAACTATTAAAGAAATTTGGGGGCATGTAGAATGAAAACCGCATGGTTAGTGAAAGTAGATTATAAAGTGCCAGCAATGAGAGGTTTCAGTTCATATGAGAGTGCGCTCAAGTATTATCATGAAATGGTAGATAAAGTAGAAGAACAAATTGAAGAACGTAATTGTGAGCAAATAGAATCATATAGTAGTGGAAAACCACTTTTAACACACTTTAGAGAGTGGGACGAAGAATACAAGTATTTCACAACACTTGGTTTAGTAGCAATCAAAGAAATTGAATGGGAGGAAGAATAATGCTTACACTAGGACAATTATTAATGTACGTTGAATATGATAAAACGGTGGTATTAGTAGAACATGGTACAGAAGAAGAGATTTGCACTTTCACAGAATCAAAAGAACTACAATATAAACGAGAATATGAAAAACTTGAACCACACCTTGAACGTGAGGTAATGAATATCTCAACAACACCCGTTGGTGGATTATATATTGAAATTCTTTAAAACTTTTTGAACAAAAGTGTTGACAACTACTATATCACATGGTATAGTAGGTACATAAGATAACAACAAACAAATTGGAGGAATTAAAAATGACAAAAACTAAAAAACAATACATTATTATCAACAGTGAAACTAAACGAGGTTATGCAGAACGTGAAACATTTATGGAAGCTGTAGAAGTTGCAAAAAGAAAAGTAAACGGTCAAGTTATCACTCGTAAAGACTGGGAAGCAATGAAAAAATAAATTTAAAAAAAGGGGCTGACAAGTTCA